TCATTTCCCCATCTTGCGAACTATTTATTTTTGATAAGTCATCAGATTTGGAGTTAATTCTATGTCTTCACTATTAGAAGAAGCGATTGTAGACGCTAAAGCCCTCAAGGAAGCCGCACTTAAAAATGCGGAAAACACCGTACTAGAGAAGTATTCGGCCGAAGTGAAGGGTGCACTTAATACCCTTTTAGAGCAGGACGAATTAGGGCTCGGAGGAATCCCGACAGAGGATCCCAGCGCCGACAGCGCGGATGCCTCATTTCTAGATGAAGTTCCCTACTCTTTCCAAAACGAAGATATAGACGCGCCCCCGGCAGATGAATTAATTGAAATTGATTTTGACGCCCTTAAGACTCGCATTGAAGAAGAAGAGGCCGAAGGTGCTGAGGCAACCGGCGACGATCTCACAGATGCTCTAGGTATGGCCGATGCTCTTCAAGAGGACGGCTACATTACGGACACTGATTTAGATAATGATGCGAAAGAAGATGTTGCATCGATCGATTCTGTTCATGACGACGATGTGGACATTGACCTTACCGAAGAAATGATTGCCGACCTCGTGGAAGAACTCGTTGTGGATATGACTCCACGCCCCCAGGGATGGTCATCCATCAACTCTGCTGATAGCAGTATTGAGCAGGCCAATAACGACGCCATGGGCGCCGCCCAGGACGCCCACCTCGAAGAAGAGGAAATTGAAGAGGAAGTTGAAACGGCCCCCGACGTTGTATCCGACGCGGAACTTTATGAGGCCCGGACATCCCAACTTAAAGAATCAAATAGAGAGCTTCGTGCCCTCTTAATGATGTCGAAGGAACAGCTTACAAAGTTGAACCTCGACAACGCCAAGCTTGTTTATCAAAACAAGGCACTAAGCAGCGCCTCCTTGAATGAGCGACAAAAAAATCAAATTGTCGAAGCTGTTCAATCTGCCCATTCGGTTGAAGAAGCCAGTATGATCTATGAAACAATTCAAAACGCAGTGGGGGGTACGGCTGATCCCCGAACACGCCCCCAAACACTTCGTGAAGTGGTTCAGAGACCTACGTCGCTTTTGATCAACGCAAAGAGAGACAACACGGTAACAAAAGATCCAGCAATGGGTCGAATGCTGCGTTTAGCAGGTTTGAATAAATGACATTCAACAACAAATTATAGGAGGTTATAAAATGTCTATTGTACAGAAATTAACCGAAGGTATCGTTAACCGCGATCTTGCTGCTGAGGGCGACGCCCTTATCCGTAAGTGGGAGTCCACTGGACTTCTTGAGGGTTTAGGCGATGACACACTTCGGAACGGTATGGCCCGATTGCTTGAGAACCAGGCAAAAGAGCTTCTCCGTGAGTCTTCCACCATGAGTGGTGGAGACGTTGAGGGTTTTGCGGCTGTCGCATTCCCCCTCGTTCGCCGAGTCTTCGGCGCGCTGATCGCCAACGATCTCGTTAGCGTTCAGCCGATGAGTTTGCCCTCGGGCCTCATCTTCTTCCTCGACTTCACCATCTCACAGACGGTTGGAGACGGTGGAACAGCTCTGGGCCGATTGGGATATCCCACCGGTTCTTCGCTCTACGGCGGTGGAGTGGTTGGTGCGCAGATCACCGGTGGCGTAAGCCTCGGTAAGGTCGGCGACGGCTTCTCAGATGCCGAACGCGGCCCATACGCACTCAACAATGGTTACTCGTCTCCGACTGGTTCCGTCGTCATGGTTAACCCCGGCGTCCCGGGCGTTTCGCCCAACGGTACTGGGAACTCACTTGTAATGATTGTGACCGGTACAGCTGGGACAGACAACAACCTGACCGGAAACGCTGCCGGCGAGGCCGGCGGCAAAACGTTCGGCGCTAACTCGGCTACTTTAGGTGAAATGACCGGGTTCGACCCGGATATCTCCGGCTCCCTGGTCATCGTTACTGAGATTCCGATTGCCAACTTTACGGCGGATGCATCTGCATTCAATCTGCAGGACCTCGTTGCCATTCAGGTTTCGGGTACCAACGGCAACACCGCTGGTGGCCTAGGCGGAGCCTTTGGCGGCATCTTTGTCTCCCAGTCCGCGATCAACACAAATATCCGACTGCAGCGTCGCCTGACGATGTATAGCTCGGCTTCCTTGAATGGACGAATCGGAGACATCGATTCCGACAATCTTTTGATGACATGGCTGGTGCCAAGTCCCTGTACCCTCACCGGCGCTCTTGCTCAGCTCACCGGCGGTGTTGCTAGCATTGCTGGCGTCGACGGTTGGTCCTGGTCCTACCCGATGAAGGACAACTTTGACGCTGCTCAGGGTGGTAGTGCGAATGCTCTTGGTGCTCTTGTTGGTGCTCCCAACTGGGGACTTGAGAACAATCCGAACATTCCTGAGATCGACATCAAGGTCGACAGTGTGTCCGTCACGGCGGTCACCAAGAAGCTCAAGGCCAAGTGGACCCCGGAGTTAGGACAAGATCTTAACGCCTACCACAACCTTGACGCCGAAGTCGAGCTTACTCAGATTCTGTCTGAGCAGGTTGCACTTGAAATCGATCGTGAGATCGTGGAAGACCTCGTTCGAGGCTCTACGGCTGGTGTTCGTTACTGGTCGCGTCTCCCCGGCAAGTTCGTTAATCGCGAGACTGGCCTGGATGCGTCCAATGCGGCTTCTCCGCCTGACTTCACGGGTAACGTGAGCGAATGGTATGAGACTCTCATTGAGACCATCAATGATGTGTCGGCTCAGATCCACCGTAAGACTCTTCGTGGTGCGGCTAACTTCGTGGTTTGCGGACCTGAAATTGCCAATCTGCTTGAGTTCACGGCCGGCTTCCGTGCCAATGTGAGTGCTGATAGCGACCGCGGTGACGCGGGTGCTGTTAAGGTTGGTTCCCTTTCGAAGAAGTTCGACGTCATCGTCGATCCTTACTTCCCGCGTAACTTGGTCCTCGTTGGCCGACGCGGAAGTAGCTTCCTTGAGAGTGGCTATGTGTATGCACCTTATGTGCCGCTGCAGACCACACCTACGATCTTCGGTGTTGAAGACTTCGTGCCCCGTAAGGGAGTCATGACTCGATACGCCAAGAAGATGGTGCGTCCGGATATGTATGGACTGGTTGTTGTAGAAGACTTAGTCTAGCCATATTTGACTTAAGGTCAAAATAGTGAAAGCCCCGTCTCTTTTGAGGCGGGGCTTTCTATTTAGTATTAGAGCAAGAGAGGACCATACATGGCAATACCTAATCTTAACCCCGCATCCACCTTTAATGCGAACATTCTCCCAGTTACCGGGAATGCCGACAATGTTGCGGCCACGCTCCCTTTTGGGATATATGAGTCGGTAGCATTCTTCTCAGGTGCAGCCGACCAGGTGGCCTATACTTATAAAAAGCTCGGGGGCGATGTTTTAGATATTGAACTTGCCGAAGGAAGTGTATACTCAGCCTATGAAGAGGCTGTATTGGAATATTCTTACTTAGTTAACCTGCATCAATCAAAAAATGTATTGTCTGATATGCTGGGCGCCCCGACTGCCTCTTTCGATCAGGACGGACAGATAATTGCAGGCCATGCCTTATCCGGCTCGGACATTGAGCTAACTTATCCTCGTTTTGATTATGGTTTTGCTCGCCGCGTTTCCGAACGATCTGCCACAGAAACCAATATAGGAGGTACGCTTCCTATCTATTCCGCATCTTTCGCTCCCACCGCAGGCCAGCAAGACTATGATTTACAGAATATCATTTCTTCTTCGGCTGCTACGGACAACACTGTGCCCTATTTCGATGAAGTCATCGACAAGCGTGTTATCATTCGTAAGGTATATTTCCGAACTCCCCGCGCCATGTGGCGCTTTTATGGTTACTATGGTGGATTTTCTGTCGTGGGCAATCTACGCACCTACGGCCAATACGCCGACGACTCCACATTTGAAGTGGTGCCCACGTGGCAGAATAAACTTCAGGCGATGGCCTATGAGGACGCCATCTATACGCGTATCTCCCACTATTCTTATGAAATAAAAAACAACATGTTGCGACTTTTCCCGCAGCCGGATAGCACTGGTCCGAAGAAGTTCTGGGTCCAGTTCTCTATTGAGAACCAATTTGCACCATGGGAAGAGGGTACTGGACAGCCCCGCTCAGGTATTAATGGAATCAATAACATGAATCAGTTGCCATTCAATAATATTCCTTATAATAAAATTAACTCAATTGGAAAGCAGTGGATCCGTCGCTTTGCCCTAGCTTTGACAAAAGAGGTTCTTGGCCAGGTCCGCGGCAAGTTTGCTACTGTACCAATCCCAGGTGAGAGCATTACATTAAACGCTGCTGAGCTGTTAGGGCAAGCTAAGGCTGAGCAAGACCAGCTGCGGGATGAGTTGAAAGCCCTGCTTGATCAGATTACTTATGCAGAAATGGCCACTGTTGATTCGGGCCTCCAAGATTCTACCGCCAAGGTGCTTCAAAATATTCCTGCCGGCATTTTTGTAGGGTAAGGCTAATGTCGAGAAGCAAGCGCACCCAAGCCGAGATTGAAGACAAAGAGGCGACAAAAAACGATTATGTGGGCGATGCCAACGTAGCAGACAAGCTGCACGAGATAGAGTTTGCTCCCTCTACGTTAGAGACGATCGACGGAGCGATGCTTAAGTTTATCGATGAGGAACTTAATCTTTCCGTCACGACCAATGAAGGTTTTAAAAAGGTGCCCGTGCTGTGGGTCTCGGCTGAACGCGCTTATCAAATAAAACACAACAAAGATCTACGCGGCCAGGACGAGATCCTAAAGTTACCGCTCATTAGCGTAAACCGATCCAGCGTGGTGAAAGAGCCCGGCAATCGCGGCTCCATTTATGCTAATTTGTATCCCGTGCAAGACGAGAAGGGCGGTGTCATTACTATAGCCCGCAGAATTAATCAGAAAAAGACGGCCGAGTTTCAAAATGCCTTCTCGAAACGTAAGCTCGGCCCGGACAATAACATAACATCTAAAAATGCTAACACCAATAAAAGAAATATGTCGACCCAGCGCACGGTATATCAAACCATTACAATTCCAATCCCCACGTGGGTCACTGTGAAATATGAAGTAAGTTTGCGAACCGAGTACCAGCAGCAGATAAACGAACTACTGCAGCCCTTTATTACTATACCAGGCAACTCTCGGATGCCCAAAATGATTCATGACGAGAATCATTATTATGAGACTTTTATAGATGGCAACTTCGCCGATGGATCCAACAAGGCCTCGCTGGGAATGGACCGCCGCAACTATGAGCACACCATCAGCATCGACGTTTTGGGATATTTGATCGGAGAGGGCGAAAACCAGGAAAAGCCCAAAATCATAAAGCGCGAAAACGCTGTTGAATATAAGTTTTCCCGCGAAAGAACTATCTTTGGGGATATCCCGGATAACATAAAAGACGGATTTTATAGAGAATAATACTATTGGACCGGATTAAGACTATTTACTTCTGAAAGTTCTACTGTTATTAGGAGATCGTAGCGAATGTCAGTTAAAAACTACAGATTTGTATCACCCGGGGTTTTTATCAACGAGATTGATAACTCCCAACTTCCGGCGTCGCCGGCAGGAATCGGCCCCGTCATTATCGGCCGCGCCGAGAAGGGCCCAGCCCTTCGACCCACCACCGTCAACTCGTTTTCAGAGTTTGTACAGATTTTCGGTAATCCCTCCCCGGGTCAAACCGGAAATGATGTATGGCGTGACGGTGCCAGCCTCCAGGCCCCCACTTATGGAGCTTATGGTGCGCAGGCGTATCTTCGCAACAGTTCTCCCTTAACCTTTATCCGCCTTCTCGGTGCTCAGACAACTGAGGGCACCGCGACGGGTGAGGGTCTCGCAGGTTGGACTCAGACGAAGGCCTATGGTCTTTTTGTGTTCGAGTCCGGCTCTGGTGCCACTACCACCTCTGGCTCTGTCACAGGCTCCTTGGGCGCCATTTTCTACGTTAACGACGACGCACGCATTGGACTCACAGGTAGTTTCATTGCTGAGCAGTCTTCATCGGCCGGCAGTCCCATCATGATTTCCTCAAGGCCAGACTTGCACGCGCTTCCGGCGGGCGGTTACCAGAACCTTCTCGTCAAGAACGACGGTAGCAATAACTATCAGTACAAGTTAATCATCACCAATTCGGACACCGATAGCACACCCATGACGGCCTCTTTTAACTTTAATCGCAACAGTTCGAAGTATATCCGAAAAGTTTTTAACACTAACCCGGAACTACTCAACGACGGCATCACAGACTCTGCGAATCAGCTAAACTATTTCCTCGGAGAAACGTTCGATCGCTTCATGAAGCAGAACGTTCAGCCCGCAGACGGCGTAACTTACGCAGCTGTAACCGAACTTTTTTCCACTGGGTCGAACGCGTCCGGGTCGAACTTTAATGCCAGTGTGCAAAACGCTCAAACAGGCTGGGTTGTAGGTTGCGATATTGGCGACCAGCGACAGCCTTACTTGATGAAGTTTCATGCCCTTGGGGAAGCCGGCGATTGGTCCTCCCGAAACCTGAAGATTTCTATTCAGGACATTCGGCAGTCCACCAATGAGTCAAGCGATTATGGTACTTTTACGGTCCTGGTCCGTCGACTGTCTGATTCGGACAACGTAGTCCAGGTCGTTGAGCAGTTCACTGAGTGTGACCTTAATCCGGAGTCCTTGAATTATGTAGCGCGCAAGATTGGCGACAAGTATTTGTCCTGGCGCGAAGATGATCGTATTTACCAAGAAGTTGGAAACTATGATAACCGCTCCGAGTTCATCCGCGTAGAGATTAACCCCGATATCGAAGGTGGCCTCTTAAATGCTATGTATCTTCCTTTTGGATATCAAGGCAACGTTAAATGGAAAGACGAAACAGGAGCAAGCCTTCTTATAACTTCGACCGACGGCCCCGCCGTTCAGGGTGATAGTTCCATGGGCGCCCCACCAGCTGGGCCCAAGACGGCGGTTGGCAACTGGGCAACCGGCAGTGTCACGACAGGCCACCCGGCCCTAGCTTCCGCCACTACGGGAAGTGCTTTTGTCATCAGTGGATCGGTCATCAGCGCTTCGGTTTACTATCCAGCACCTGAGCTGCGCGCCAACTCTTCTGAAGGCGCACTTTCAACGTTTACTGATGCATACTTTGGCCTCCAGACGACTCGAACAGCCGGAGGCACTGTGTTTGCTCAATCTACCATTGATACACTGCGGCCACGAGGCGGAATCGTCTCGAACATGTTCGCCGCTCTAACCGGCACAACCGAAATGGCCGTCCTTTTCACTCTGGACGACCTCGTCGGCGACGGCGTGGGGGGTATTGCAACTTGGACGTCGGGCTCAGGCCCGGTGGCAGGCGGCACAACGTCCTACACAGCCGTTTCTGGTGCCATTAGTGGTGTTTTGGATGCGGGATATGACCGCTTTACTGTGCCCCTCTATGGTGGCTTCGACGGCCTCAACATCGATGAGATGGACCCGTTCCGTAACAGCATTATGTCAGGCATTTCGAGCATCAATGATCGGAACAGTTACCAGTTCAACTCGATTCGACGAGCAGCGGACAGTGTTGCCGATCCTGAGATGACCGAGATGAATCTTCTCTCGGCCCCAGGTGTCACCAACGAGGCCCTCACCACTAATATGATTCGTATTTGTGAGGACCGGGCTGATGCCCTCGCTGTTATCGATTTGCCGGATGGCTTCCAGCCCCGAGCAGAGGCGAAAGTAAGCGCTCGAAACAACAGCGCCAGCACTATTACGCAAGCCATTGCCAATCTTCGCTCCCGAGGACTTAATACCTCTTACGGTTGTACTTTCTATCCGTGGGTGCGAGCCAGGGACACCATTGGAGGCCAGCTCTTGTGGATGCCGCCTTCTGTCGCAGCAATTGGAACTTTCTCAAGTTCGCAGCGCAAGACACAGGTGTGGTTTGCTCCAGCTGGATTCAACCGCGGAGGCCTCACTGAGGGCTCAGCTGGAATCCCCGTTGTTGATGTGGCTCACCAGCTACGCCGCAAGGATCGTGATGATCTCTATGCCGCAAACATTAACCCGATTGCTAAGTTCCCGGCGGAAGGTATTGTGATCTTCGGGCAGAAGACACTTCAGGTGACACCGTCTGCACTCGACCGCATTAACGTGCGGCGACTCATGATCTTCGTGAAGAAGCGAATTTCGCAGATGGCTGCTACGATCCTGTTTGATCCCAATGTTAAGACAACCTGGGCACGCTTTACCTCTCGGGTAGAGCCGTTCCTGGCCGATGTTAAGACCAACTTTGGGCTCACTGACTACAAGGTGGTGCTAGATGACACCACTACTACACCAGACTTGGTAGACAGAAACATTCTGTATGCTAAGATCTTCCTGAAGCCAACTCGCGCCATTGAATATATCGCGATTGATTTCAACATTACCCGGACTGGAGCCGCCTTCGATGATTAATAATCAGAAAGGTTTTTTTGCCAGCCCAGACTATTTAAATTTAGAACTGTGGGAGAACTAAACTAATGCCATTTTGGACAAGCGCCTTATCAGAACCGAAAAGACAACATAGATTTATCTTGAGGTTACCGAACTTGATCTCGGAGGATCAGGAACACACTTACCAGGAATACTTGGCCAAGACTTTTACGAAGCCTTCTTTTACGGTTTCAAGCACAGAGCACAAGTTTCTCGGCAACACTTACTACTATCCCGGTAGCGTTCTATGGAACGACTGTGCGGCTAGTATCGTTAACTCCCTCAGCCCCGACGGCAATAAGATCATTTATGATGCCTTGATGAAGTCCGGATATTTGAAGCCCGACGATCAGTTGGATGCCTTAATCGAAGGAAACGTTGGTACGGTTAATAAGTCCAGCGCACTGGCTGCGTTAGGCCAGGTAGAAATCGATGAGTTGACTGGTACCGGCGACATTGCCGGCACATGGAAGCTCCAAAATGCCTTTATTCTTGATGCTAAATTTGGCGATTTAGACTATGCTGGTGATGATTTACTTAACATTGATCTAACTTTCAAGTATGATTGGGCTACGTATGAGTCCTTCACGGTTGTCACTGATTAACCAAGTCTAGGGCTTACTTATAAGAAAGAAGGTGCCGAATGGCAAGAAAAAACTCTAATCGCTCCGGGCTCACGCATGAGCCCCCGAGTGATGAAAACCCCCCAGCTCCGTTAATGACAAAAGGAAGCAGTGAAGATAGCATCTTTTCCTTTGTCACCCCCACAGAATTTGTAGAACTCCCCAGCGGTGGAGAGCACTACCCCGAAACCCATCCTCTGTCCGGTGTGGACACAATCGAGATCCGACACATGACCGCCAAGGAGGAGGATATCCTTACTTCGGAAGCACTCCTTAAAAAGGGCCTCGCACTTGACAGGCTATTGCAGTCAGTCATCGTCAATAAAGAAATTAAAGTTAATGATCTGCTTATTGGCGACAAGAACGCATTATTGATCGCAGCACGCAAGACAGGCTATGGCCCGTTTTATGAAACGCAACTTACGTGCCCGGGCTGCAGCGTTACTACCGACGAGAGCCTCAATCTTGATGAGTTGACTACCAAAGAATCCGTCGACCTGCCGGATAATGTTACAGAAGGCGAAAATGGAAATTATATTATTTCTTTTGAAGAGTTTAATCTAAGAGTAGAAGTTAAACTTCTTAAAGGCTCAGACGAAAAACTCGTTGCCGGTCGCCGAGAGACGCGCAAGAAGCGTAAGCTCCCCGATGCGATGATTACTGACCAACTTGAGGCGATTATCGTTAGCGTTAACGATATTACAGACCGCAATCTCATTAAGAAGTTTGCTAATGAAATTCCCGCCATGATGTCACGAAAGCTCCGGAACATTTACGACGATCTTACCCCGGATCTTGATCTTACGTTTGAGTTCGAGTGTGAGGAGTGCGGGCATCTCGGGAAGGTGGGTATGCCGCTAACTGCGGCGTTTTTTTGGCCTAACAAGTGAGTACCAAGCAGTAGTATACGAAGAGTTTTTTGCTCTGAAGCATTACGGAGGGTGGTCATTCTTTGAGGCCTATAATCTTCCTGTTCAGCTACGAAGGTGGTTTCTTACGCGGTTGATTGAAGAGTTCGAGAAGCAAAATAAAGCCATGGAAGAGTCTTCCTCAAAGAGCCGTTCTTAAAAGGAGCGGATTTTTGTTTGTGAAACTATTTATTTTGGAGATCCGCGACCATGTCTAAAGAAAAAATTATTATTGACCTCAACGACCCTCTTTTGAAAGAGGGGCAGTTTTATACAGCATTCTCCAAGCAGGTTAACCAACTGCTCCTCAGCCTGATGCACGCAGGGGTTGAAGTTCCCATGTCTCTCCGCGGTACAGATGCTCAAATTGAAAGCTTTTTTGATGCCCTTAAGCGGGAGCGACGCTACATGGACAGTTATATTAAACATGGCTTGAGTGACCCCAAAACATTAAATTATCGCCACCGCCTCGACGGCGCCGTCGGCAAGTTTGAAAACGAAACCGGCCTGAAATGGCCGTTTAAGAACTAGGTAGTTTTCGATGGCTAACGGAGACGGCACAGATACCGCATCAGACGCAACTGTTCTGAATGCAATCCTCGCGGAATTAAAAAAAGCGAACAGGTCTGAAGGCTCGGAATCCGACCTCGGCGGGGGGCGCCTAGGCGGAGGCTCTGGTTATATGTCCCCCGAAGCCCGGGAAAAGTTACTCAAGGTTGAGAGGGATCTTGCTGTTAGTGAAAGAGACCTAATTGAGGTAAATCAGCAGTTAGCGAAAATAGAATATGATCGTGCCGTGGCATCCGAGCGCGCTCTTAAAGAGACCTTTGAGCCCGGGGTCGAACTGACAAAAGAACAAGCCAAAGAACTCTGGCTGTTGCAGGTGGAGACCGATAAAGCCGAACAAAAGCTCAAGAAGTTAACAAAAGCCCAGAAGGAACTCAATGCCGAACAGGCAAAAGGAACCCAGGGCGCCAAAACACTTAAGAACAATTTATTCGGTCTTAGTGGCGGCCTCAGCAAGATCCTTGAAATTGTGCCGACTACTGGCGAAGCCTTCAAGAGTTTTAGCAAAGAAATGTTTAATTGGTCGAGTATTCAGAAGATGGCCACTGGTGGCATGCTCAAGATCTTTGATCTGTTTATGCAGGTAGCCTTCGCAGCTGACGAAGCTCAGGCTAAGTTTCGCCAGAATACTGGCGCCAGCAAAGAGTTTAACAACAACATAAGCGCCGTTCGTAATAATCTGCAGGCCGCCGGGGTAGGATTTGATGAAGCTGCCAAATCCATGGAGTCTCTGTATGGAGGAATGAGTACTTTCACGCGTGAGAGTGATGGGATGCAGACCAAACTGGCGAGCACTGTCGCGGTCTATGACCAACTTGGTGTTAGTATGGATGTGACCACCGGGATTCTGGATACCGCGATGCTTTCTCTGGGGTACGATGCTCAGGGATCGATGGACCTTGTAAAACAGCTCGATGATACTGCCGTCAGTCTAGGCAAGAACGTCAGCGATGTTTTTGCAGATTTTGCTTCCGCAAGCAAAAAGCTCTCATTCTACGGAACAGACATGATCAACGTATTCCGCAAGCTCGAAATGCAGTCTAAGGACACAGGTCTTTCAATTGACGAGATCTTGGGACTCACTGAGCAGTTCGATACTTTTGAGGGCGCGGGCAAAGCAGTCGGCAAGTTGAACGCCCTATTAGGTGGCCCCTATCTTAACTCAATTGACATGCTCAACGCCACGGAAGCCGAGAGAATGGACATGATGAAAGAGGCTGTGGACATGTCTGGGGTTATATTCTCCGATTTAAGCAAGTACGAGCAAAAGGCCTTTGCCGCGGCCCTGGGAACCGATGTGGATACCTTGCGGCGATCGATGGGCGCCCTTACGGCGGCTGAAGAGGAGCAGATTCAGAAACAAAAGAAGGCCGAAGAACGCGCGAAGGCCGCCAAATCTGCTATGGAAGGTCTCACTCTCCAGCTCCAAGCACTCATCCAAGCAAACCAGCCTTTACTGAACCAAATTTTAGAGATGATCAGAAATTTCACGCAATGGATTGATAAACTCACGAAGACCCGTGACATCACCGAAGACTTCAAGAAAATTTTAATCGGATTGGCCGCCGTTAAGTTCCTGGGCTTCACTGTTTCTCTCGTTAAGGGGATAATGGCTATTAAGAATGCCATGAGTCTTTTGAAATGGGGGTGGATTAAGAGTCTAGCCACGATGGTTGCTTCTTGGGTTTCGGCTAATACTGCATTTGCAGTTACCCCGATCGGAGCGATCATCACCGGCGTCGTTGCCGGCATCGCCCTCCTCGTCTGGCACTTCAAGAAAATGAAAGATGCCGGCCTATCGACGAGCCAAGCGTTTATGGACATAGGGCAGAAAATATTGGTATTTATGGGCCCAGTTGGGATGCTGATCAGTGGAATTATATCCTTAGTTAAACATCTCGCCAATGGCAAGAGTCTTGCACAAGCCTTCGGTCACGCTCTGTTGGACTTAGCCAACAATATGACTTTTGGTGTAGTTGGGTATTTGTTAGAAAAGGCCGCTGGCATCCTGGGTTTTTCGGGCCCCGAAGGAGGATTCAGTAATACGGGCCGCACCGTTGCGGCCATGAATGATGGCGCTGTTCTCAAAGATGGACAAGTAACGACGTTTCATGACAACGATACACTGTTGGCTGGTAAACCTGGCGGAGGACTCTCCGCCGCCCTCACCCAGCTAATGGGCACTGCCATGCCAATGAATATGGCGTCGGGCGCAGCCGGCGCAATGGGCTCCACTTTCCTCGGAAAGAAAGCTGCACAGGGGTTTGGTATTCTGGACATGGTAAAGAATATGGCCCTCAAGAGCCTCTTCGGGCCGCTGCTTAAAGAGACCATAACCAATCCCATCGTGCAAGCCCTCGGCGGTGGTACTGGAGATGGGGCAGGCGGAATTAATGTTACGGTCTATATAGGTCAAGAAGAAGTCGACGCCACGGTCGTTAAGGCACTCCAATCGCCGCAGGGCCGTAGCGCGCTGCTTCCCTGGTCCCCGGGCGCACCAAGGTAAAGGAGAAAGACGATGGCAAATATAAAGATCGATGGTATAGAATTACCCCATATTAGTGAAGAAGATGCGATGCGTTATGCGCGCACTGCCCCGCTCGGCCATGGGGGCGTATTCAGGCAACCCCCGAAGGGCGCAGCTAGAATTAAAGATCCTACCCTTCAGATCAACTTTACTCATCTTCCAACTAAAAAGAGAATTGATCTAGACGCCTGGGTATCTCAGTTTTCTGATCAGTTCCAGTCCACTTGGTCTGGTACCCCGGTCTATGGCCGTATGGATGATCTTTACACGTTTCAAAGGACAGGAAGAAAAATAAGCATTCAGTTTGACGTCGTCGCGGCCGATGTCTTGGAAGCAGCCGCAAACCAAGAAAAGCTTAATAAAATAGCCCAGTTTCTGTATCCGGTATATTCACCCGAAACCGTCGGCCGAGGCAAGAACCAAAAAAATCTAGCTCTGAATCAAAGAGTAATAGTATCTCCTCCTTTATTAAAGATGGGTTGGGTCAACATGATAGAAAATAGTCAAGAATTAGGGGGACTAACAGGGTTTCTCAATGGGTTTAGCTATTCTCCTACCATCGAAAGCGGACAATTCTTCGGCCCCACTGGCGGCCGGGACACCTTTAACTACCAACATTACAGCGTACAATTAGAATTTACCGTGTTGCATACGCATTTGGTTGGATGGAGCAAAGACTCGAAGGGGAACTATGTGTTTGGCGGAAGCGAAGAACAGGCGGACGTCCTGCAAAACTTCCCCCATCGGTCGGGCCCCCAAACTGCCCCCCCTATAATCGAGGCGCCACCTAACTTATGGGGCGCCCGGGAGTGGGACTCAGACGGCACAGCGATCAATCCGGACGAAGTCTCCACGGGCGAAGCAGCCGCGGAAGAAAGCGAAGTTGGGGGAGCTTAATCATGGGAACCCGATACGACGACAGAACCATTCTAACAAATGACATGGAAGAATATCAAAAAGTCCTTGAGCAGAGAGGGGTTAAACAGATTAGGCAGTATAACACGGCAATTCTGCACTACCCGACGCCCGACGAAATCCGCACTCTTCAGCGTATTCAGCACATATGGAAGGTCGGCGATCGCTATTACAAACTAGCCTCACAGTACTATGGCATGCCAACATACTGGTGGGTCATAGCTCAGTATAATAAGAAGCCCACAGAATCACAACTCTCACCAGGAGATGTGGTCTATATACCCATTCCCCTGGAGAAAATCTTGGGCTATTATGGCGGTTAGGATATAGTATTATGTCGCCGTACATGCAAACTAACGAAGTAGAAATATGGTAGCCACGAGTAATAACGAGATCGAAACGTGGAAGCGCAAGTGGCTCAATGAGGTTGTGCCTGCGTGTGTAGACCTGTTTCTGACAATGGAAGTAACTAAGGAGAACAGCGCTGCACCCTATGGACAGAATATTAATCTTTTCGCAGACCACCCAACCTATGGGTTTTTAAAGCCCGGTAAATCATCCTCCGAAAATGCCTCAGACTATGTGGGCTTTATTAATGAGAAGCAGTTCTCTCAAGTTAATCTAAAAATTAATAGTATGTATTCTGGTACTGGAACCGCCAAGTCTAAGGCGGTGGTATCCAAGTTTAATAGCTTGCACAGTGGAGAAGGCAAGGGCGCTTTCTATGTTGCCCAGGGAGTTTATCATGACATAAGCGCCTACGCGCCCCTTTACGGCCAGGGCGCAGACGTCCTTGGGGGGCAGACCAGTCTAAACAAGAATGATTTAATATATGGCATGAACCTTTTCGCTACGGTCGGTCAGTTTAACTATGGCGGCGCCCTTTTCGGGGGCGCCCCGCGTGGCTGGTACTTGGGTAATGCGGGAAGTTCTCGGTGGAGAGCTATTATTGTGGCAAAGCCTTCGCCTGTACAAGGTAAATTCCATAAGAAGAACTGGTCATCCCCGGATCCGGGCATGTTCTCAAGTGCAAATCTGCCATGGGACAAATATCTCTCGACTGTGGCCGCGGCCCGCGCCGGCAGCGGCAAGCCAGCGCAAACGGCTGCCATTACGAAGAATGACACCCCTCTAAAGCAGTGGTTTGGTCCACAGGATACGGTCTTTAATGTTGATAGAAGGGGTTATGTTACTGACCGCAACTGGACCGCCTTCGCAAAGAAATTTATATCTAGGATTGCTCGCAACTTCCCGGACCTTCTCGCCCAGCGTGTTCACGCCATTGTCGATGAGATTCTTAAAGACATGGTGGGAGATACGGACCCGGGCGACTTCGTCCCAACCCCTGATGTGACGCGTCCTCTCGTAAGTCAAGACCCCGTCAAAGAAGGACCTGATGCTATATCTCGTTATGGGGGGTTTTTAAAACCGTTTGATCTTCAGTGTTTCTTGATGGAAAATATTAGCTATATTACCAGCACCAAGAACAACGCCGCCGGTTATGAATATCTCGGCCGCGTGAAGGATCAATCCAAGAACCCTGGAAACTTAATTTCTTTCCTTCAGCACGGAAACAAGGACGAGGCCGTCAAGGCGCTTTTAGCCACGTGTCCCGATGCTTATGCTCTCTTGTCTCCGTTAATAAGAATATATCGGGTTGACTATAAGGGAGATGATTACCTCGAGCCCTACCGCGAAACTGAAATTCCTTTTCCGTCGTTCATAAATCCGGCAGATATAGATATGTTGGGCCATGGCAGAATCCCTGGCGCCGGAATTAAATCTTTTTCGTGGTCTCTGGATGGCATCAACCCCGCTGAAGTAGATAATAATATATCGGCCAACCTCGTACTACATTTTCAAAGCATTCAAGATTTGTTTGCTCTGAATAAAAAGGATAATGGAGACTATGATCTTAAAGCAGGACGCGAACAAGCTGGCTACCTAGACTTAATAATTGGCTCAGGAGCGCGTACGTCTAAAGATAAAAAGCCTCTTGATAGGCCCATTCCTAAAAATGCCACGCTCTGTGATGTCCTCCATGAAGAATATGAGGGTGCCCGCTTTAGAATAAAAGCACTGGTAGGATGGTCAGTCCCAGAATCTATCGAGACTATTGTTGCCGCTACCAGTATGAATGGCGACCAGGCCACAGCCTTTAGGGCCGCTATTAAAGCCACTCAGACTGCGCTTTATCTGCAGGTCACTCGACACCAACTTAATTTTAAAGATGATGCAACCGTCGAACTCTCTATTGATTACCAAGCAGCTTTATCTGGGATCATGCGTGAGAAAAAAGCTGATATTTTTGAGGGCGAAACAAGTTATACCGAGAGAAGAGAGGCCGCAGAGGAAGCGGAAAAAGAGGCAAAGGAAGAACAGAAAAAACAAGAAGACTCTGGGGGCGGTGCCGATGACGCGGACAACAAGCTGGCCGCCACCAAGTCCGAGAAGGCCGCAAAGACGGCATCTGAACTGCGTAAGCAAGATAAGATGGAAAAGTATAGAAAGTTTCTGAAGATACTCTACGATACCGACAAAATCTATAGTATCAAAATTAATGCAGATACATATAAAGACGGCCTCATCAGCCAGGAACCAGACCCCGAAAAAAGGGCCCAGATGGCCAAAACACGCCAATCCTCTGATCCAGTAGCGCGCGGTTTCGGCGAGCCCACCCAGACCGACAACGTGGACGACACGCTTTTAAAGGAGTTGGCCAATTTTAGCAGCACAGACGGGAACACCAAGAGGAACGCTTTAGAGGGAGGGGACGAGTTCGAACGATATGCTAGCATTCAATTGAAAAAAGACAACGCCGGCGCAATTAGTGTACCATATTTTTATTTAGGGGACTTACTAGACGGCATCTTAAAGGAGCTTCAACACATTGTAGTGGAGAAAAATGGGAGCAACGGTAGCCTCCAAATGCTTTTGGGAGACGTTGAGGTAATGGACCCTCTTCTGGGGTTCCAGGTTAAAAATCTAGAGATTGAGTGCAAAGGAGGAGAGCGGACAAAGAGGGTGGTGGAAGCCCTTTCTCAAGTAGATCCTATGCGGTTCGCCGGCTCGAAGATATCCAAAATATTATTTTCTACCAACCTCGGGAGCATCCCTATCTCTTTGACATATTTTCAAGAGTGGTACGTTAATCATGTTATTCGCCCTCAAAGAGAAACATACACACTCTTATCCTTTGTAAAAGATATTGCTAGCAGCTTGATTGGTAAAGCATTCAATAATGTTTGTTTTGAGAACACATTAAAATATCATTTAAAGTTCGATATTACTACATTTAATTTAGCGGATTCATATAAAGGTAAAACTCCAGACGTTCACGAGCTAGCCGCGTCAAAAAAACTAGCCGATGAACGTTCGCGGAAGCAACTCAGTCCACGGAAGAAGAACGTAATTCCTACTATTATTTTCTATTGCGGTGCATCAAAGCCTAGAGGCGGCGATTACGAGACGGATCTGAAGAATGGAATATACCACTATTATCTCGGTAGCGCCTGCGGATTAAACAAAACCATTAAGTTTAATAGGATGGACATGCCCTATTATCGTGAGGCTCGCATGAGCAAAGCCGGCAATTTAAGCGCCACACAACTGAGAGAACTCTATACAGTCTCCATGGATATGATCGGAAACACTCTACATAAAAACGGCCAGTATCTGTATATCGAACCTATTGGGGTGGGCCTAGGCGATCGAAAGGCTCAAGGCTCTATTCCTAACTTGGCGCGTATTTTAGGTATTGGTGGCTATCATATGGTAAGTAAGGTGGCCCATACCATTAGTGACGCCGGCTTCAATGTTACAGTGGAGGCTCTGCAGGAGGGAATGAGCATGTCCCAGAATAAAATCACCAATATAACCCTTTATGGAGAAGAAACCTCAAGCCTCGCCGACAACCCTAACGAAGAAAAGCCCAAGACGGCTGAGGAGAAGCGGTGGGAGCAAATGGAGCAAGAGTTGGGAGCTGATCCCGACCTCACCGACGGCCGTACAGCCGCCGGCGGCACCGGCGTAAAGCCAGCAGACAAGTTATAAAACGGCGGATGCCCTACTTATTACAGAGGAGATCTGACTAATGCCGCGATATGGTGAAAACGATAAATATACTTTTCCCTATACTTTCAACGATATCCAGAATCCTCAGGGACAGAACAACTTAGCCACTAGTGCTAAGTTTTTTCAGCGAAGCGTTTATAAGGAAGCTGTTTACCCCGACAAAGAAGGGTTTCCATTACCTCTCGATACGTGGTATAATAAAAACTTGTTTGGACGAGTTGACCGATGCCAGAATACTATTGTAGCGGACCGGTCCAACTTGGTAACAGTACGTAAAGCCACAAATTCGAATACCTATTGTTTAAATTTTGTGGAACAGGCTTTTCATGCCTTCGCGGAACATATGGAGGACGCGTTTTTAAATAATTGTTTGGCACGTAATGGGAATAAGGAATTATGGAATATTAAGGCCGTACGGGGCTATAGTGATCCGTCACGGAAGTGGAAAGCTTTTATTGACAGCATGGGCGATGCGTTTGCCTCTGAACATATTGATCGAGGAGACAAGATTATAAAAAATATTTCTGATTTTGTTCCGTTGTTTAGATCTTATCTTCTGTATGTAGCAGAAACCTATCCCATTAACCAAGAAAGCTTTTATCTTTCAAATAATGTAAGTTCTTATATTTCAGGACTCACCTTATCAATATCTCGCAAGTCTGCTGCTGATGATTATCCCAAATATGTAGACTATATTAATGATCCTAATTTTGACTATTATGTGAGAGCTGCTAAAAAATATGGGTTCTTGGTGGACAAAAATATGCCGTGGGTTTTAACGGCCGATGTGTTTACCAGCGGGCTTTCTTATTATACCGATCTTTATCAAATAGAGATTGACGGATTACGTTATAATATAAATGAAAGCAACTTCTTTAGTATCTATTATAACAAAGCCTATACAAAAGGCTTTGACGGCCTCCACTATATATTTGAACGTGCCTACGGGCGCCTCATATTAAAAAAGCCGCTCTACGCGGAAAGCAAAGTTCTCTTCCGTCCCGATTGCGCTAGCGATCCTTATCAAGATAAGAGCGCTTTCCGGGATCCATCGACTGCTGCGCTCGTAAACCACCTCGATGATAAATTTTTAATTGATTTATATATTAGTTTGCGCCATGCGGAGAGTAAGTACAGTTACCCCTCCTTAAAGAATGCAGCTTTACGGGCCTATGACGTTTATGCCCAACGACCTAATAAAAACCATACAGCGATGAGAAACGTGCTCGATTTTGTAAATCAGATCTATCGAGTATATATATACCCAGTAAACTACGGAAATATTAATAGAGAAATAGACCTTGACAAGCTCCGCATCACTGATATAATAGACACTGGAGTTGAGTTAGGTGCAGAACCATTATGTACAGCAGCATACCAGGGCGGCATCGCGCTTGAGGACAATAATATCTTTGAAGACGCGGCCCCCGAGCCAGACGTCGAGGTACCACCAGTCACATCCCCAGCATCCCCCATCCCCGTCATTCCCTCGGTCGCTATCCCAACACCCCCCGGGACGACTATACCAGATCCCGGGAAGTCATCGAAGTACGATCCACCCGAGCAAGGCCGAAAGGGTCCCGGAGGAAAATCTTCGAAATCCGATCCGGGCGGCCAAGGCCGGAAGCCGCCCGACGGAAAATCCTCGAAATCCGATCCACGGACACAAGGGCGCCAGCCAGCTAGCGGAAAATCCTCGAAGTCTAGCTCATCGACCCGAACCAGACGAAACCTATATTAAGATAGGAGCGGTGTAATGCTGTTTCAAGTTTTAGATTCAAAGGCTGACTGCATCGGTTTTTATGCAGCCAATGTCATAAACCCAACGCCTATCTTGCCTATGGAAGGTGCAACGTGGGAATATTCCCAGCACCTGCCCGGTGATCACTACGAGATAGGACGTATCTACAGCCAAGGAGCGGCCCTCACGGACGTTTGCCCAGCGGATATGAAGGCCGACTGGGAAGAGATCAAAAAGACTCTTAAATCGTGCCTCAAGGCCTTTAGAACTTCTCACCTTTCTCTAAATGAAAATTGTTTTTATGATGTCTTGCCTGAATATTTCCTCTATCAGTACTTGGAGGCCAAGAATAAGATAACGCAGCACGTCTTAGACACTATCGACCGCCCGGCCAATTATAATTTTATGTATAATCTTATCGAGATGCTGGCGGATATTAGATCTCGTGAGCTGAGTGTGAATGTTCGCCCCATAAATCACCTCCTCAGTTCGGTGCGTGGCCAAAACTTTCATAGAACCCTCCAGACCGTAAAACACGTGTGCGACTATAATCCATGGGGCACCGTCACGGGCAGGCTGGCCACAAACCCCAATAGCTTTCCTGTACTTACAATGAACAAAGAGTTTCGGGGATGTATTGAACCCAAAAACGACTGGCTTGTGGAACTTGACTTCAACGCGGCCGAGTTACGTACCCTGTTGGCTCTCGCTGGCGCGGAGCAACCGACGAACGACATTCACGACTGGAATGTAAAGAACATTTTTGATAGCAGGCTCACCCGGGAAGAAGCCAAGGTTAAGACGTTCGCGTGGCTCTATTCTAGTAAGGAAAACAAGGACTTAGAGCGCCTCTATAACAAGGATTTGGTGCGGAATAAGTACTGGGATGGCTTAAAAATTACGACAGATTATGGTAGAATAATAGAGAACGTAGACGAGCATCATGCTCTTAATTACATCGTTCAAAGCACCACAATTGATATGGTGCACGAGCAGGCTTACAAAGTCTACGAGCTTTTGAAGGGGAGAAAAAGCCACATCGCATTTCTTATTCACGACGCTGTGTATATCGACCTCGCCGATGAAGATCGAAATGAGTTGCTGAATTTGCTTGACACGTTCAAGAAAACGCGTTATGATATGTTCAAGGTTAACGTCTCCGCTGGAAAGAACCTCGGAGCAATGAAGGAGTTAAAACTATGAAGAATGAAGACAACGTAATAAGCATCACCAGGAATCCCAAGACGGTTCGTGTAGGTGAATACCAGGAGATCGACACCAGGGGCGCCCCCCCTCCGACCCGTGAGCAGCTGAAAAGAATGTGGCGTGAGTCCCTGAACTTCGAGCAACCCGTCGCCCCCAATGTGACCCGCGTCGACGGCGCTCGCGGCTTGGTTACCAAGTGTTTGATTGAGATTCTTGAAGACTGTGTTGGCGACTTTGAAATGGATTATGAAGAACTTACCGTGGCCGATCTTTTTGAGTATCTGGTAGACTGGCAAGAGGCGTCCCAAAAGAGAAACCAGAGACGATGAAAATGAAGAAGATCTATCAGAAGCTAGTAAGGGATCGTATCCCCGAGATCATCACCGAAGCAGGCAAGGACTTCTCCGTGTGCCTAGTAAAGGGCGATCGTCTCAAGGATTACGCCATGAAGAAGCTGCAAGAGGAAGTTCAGGAGTTCGTTGAGAACCCGTGCGCCGAAGAAGCAGCAGACATTATGGAGATCTTCCACTTCGTGTGCAATCGCATGGGTATCAAAGATAGTGAGATTATGGCCGCCACCCACACCAAACGAATTACTCGGGGTGGATTTGATATGGGCTACATCTTGGAGTGGGTTGAAGAGGAATGATAGTGGTGGGCCTAGGCAACGCAGGGTGTAATATTGCAAGGGCTTTTTCCAAGTTTCCGCAGTATGAAACATATGGTATTGACACCTCTAAGGAGGCTGATATCACTATCCGTAGTCGCGACACACATGAAGCTTATGATGAGCACTTTCCTAACCTTAAAAGAAAATTAAAATTCCCGGCAGGCGAAGAAGTTATCGTTGTTGTAGCCGGTTCCGGAACCATCTCGGGTGGTATCTTGCGGCTGCTTCACCAACTAAAATCTCAGAGGATCACCCTTCTCTATATACAGCCCGATCTCGACCTTGCGACCAGCACACAGCGAACTCAGGAATGGGTGGTTAGAAACGTTCTTCAAGAATATGCACGCTCTGGCGCCATCGAAGCTATTTGGCTCATTGACAACCTGTCGCTAGAACGGAGCATCGGAGAGGTGTCAATCCTCGCCTATTATGAGACTCTCAACCAAGGCATTGTGAATACCGTGCACATGATTAATGTGTTTAAGAATTCACCGGCGGTTATAGGAACATTCGTACGGCCCTCCCCCTTAAGTCGGGTAGCCACCATAGGCATCGTCGACATGGACGAGGAGGAAAACGAAGAAAAATGGTTTTATGACTTGACAGGAGCCCAGGAAGTGGTATACTATTATGGTATCAACAAGGAAGACTTAAAGAATGATGGCACTCTATTTCGAAAGATCAACAACTTTGTTAAATCTAAAATCGAAGATGGGATTGATGTCTCTTACGGGGTTTTCGAAACCACTTATGAACAAAAATATTGTTATTGCATTAAGTATTCATCTATGGTACAATCATATAAAGAATTGCTAGACGATCAGGATATTAGCTGATCGTACTTTAACCCAAGAAAGGAAAATAAAATGGGTATTAATTTAGATAAGATGAGAGAAAAGCTCTCGTCACTACGCGGAGAAGGAAACTCCTCAAATGACACATTCTGGCGCCCCGAGGACGGGGAACAGACTATTAGAATCGTTCCGACAGCGGACGGAGACCCCTTCAAGGAAATGTGGTTTCACTACAATGTCGAAAAGGGCGGTTTCCTATGTCCCAAGCGAAACTACAGCGACGAGTGTCCTGTATGTGAGTTCGCCTCACAGTTGTGGCGCGAAGGCGCAGACAACAACGATGAGCACAGTAAGAAGGTCGCAAAGTCCCTCTTCGTGCGACAGCGTTTCTTCAGCCCCGTGATGGTTCGCGGCGAAGAAGAGCGCGGAGTACGTATCTGGGGCTATGGCAAGACTGCCTACGAGAATCTTTTGACTCTCGTGCTCAATCCCGAGTATGGTGATATCACCGATACGGAGACGGGCACGGATCTGCAGATGACTTATGGAAAGCCTCCGGGCGCTTCCTTCCCCCAGACGAAGCTCGTGCCTCGTCGTCGCTCCTCCCCGCTTTGCGAGGAGATGACGCCTGACAAGTGTGCAGAGCTTTTGGAGAGCATTCCAGATTTTACTGGGCTGTTTGAACGAAAGAGTTCTGCGGAGGTCCAGACTATTCTGGATACCTTCATGAACACACAGGTCGATGACCCAGAAACGGTCAGTAGCGAGACTACAAAGTATGGAAACACCACCAAAGACGGTGAAGCAAGCGCTGTTGATGCGGCCTTTGCAGAGCTTGGCGCTCTTTAATTATCCCCCCCACAGGGAGGCCTAGGGTTATCAGGGGCCTCACAATAGAAAGGAAGAGTTATGACTACTGAAACTAATCGTCTAGAACAACTGATTACACTCCTGGAGGAAACTCGGGACGATCACGACAAGTTCTTTACAAGCGGCAATAACGCTGCAGGAACCCGTGTTCGAAAGAATATGCAGGAAGTGAAGACACTAGCACAGGAACTCCGAGTTGAGGTCCAAGAGACCAAAAACTCGGGTTAAACTCTGACAGCCGCAGGGAGGCCCGGGGATACAGGGGTCTCAACTTATCACATCAAAGAAAGGGAATTTAAAAATGGGTGATTTTATTAATAAGTTGCGAGAGCTGGGCGTCGAGGACGACGGCACCGTGACATTGAGATATAGCGAAGGCTGCGAAGTGTGGCACATCAACGAGAGTCATGTGCAGGAGAGCGTTGCCGAGACCGAAACGGCTGCGATGCTTGCCGGCCTGTTGGTTTCCGGAGTTCCGGTTTACAGCAGTTATGGTACGCCTTCCGAAGGGGGCGACATCCTCAACGAGATGCGCGCACAGGATGTGCTTGAAGACTACGAGCGAGGTGAAGAGTACTTTGAGGAGTATATCACCGAGAAACTGCAGGAGACCATCTATGATGGGGAGTATTCAATCGAGTACTCGACCGAGCATTATGATTATAAGCGAGGACGTTGCGACATCTCGACGGAGGTGAAGGTCCGCGCGAGCGATCTATATGCTGCCGATGCCGCAACAACTGGGCGCCTCCAGTTCTTCAGTCCGGACAGTTTTGTCTCTGGTTTCAACGTCTCAGTTGACACCAAGAACGGCACGTTGACGCTCAACTAGTGAAAACTTTAGATTTACACGGTATACGACACGAAGGGGTGGCCCAACAGATACACAGTTTTGTGTACAACAACGATCTGCCCTTGCGTATCGTTACCGGTAAATCTGAAATAATGCGTAAAATAGTAGTTGACACCGTGGGACTTTTAGGGTATCATAGTCACTATGAAAGATTGATCAACGAAGGATCGCTGATCATAACAGAACAAGAATTTTGAAAGGAAATTAAATGATTGCTCGAACTAACCGACTGGCCCTTTTGGCCATTTTTGCCCTCTTGATGGGCTTTTTTATTACTGCTTCCACGGGATGCCCCGGCGGAGACGACGACGACAGTGCATCGGATGACGATGATAGTGCTGTTACGGACGACGACGACTCGGCGGAGTAAGGATATGTGGACGGCGCTGGGCTTCGGCATACTATTCTTTTGGATGCTGGAGTTACAGCGCCGCATCCGCGAAACCCGCGACCATGTGGGTGCCCTTCATAGAGATGTAAGGGAAGAAATTTATAAGAGATACGGAGAGAGATTCGATGGCAAAAAGTAAGTCAAAAGCAGGCAAGATTTCAATTGATGGTCTGCGAACTTTAATTAACAAAACTTCGGGCGTCAATGTCGCCCACAATCTGAAGGAAGCAAATCCTACAGAAGTAAAAGAATGGATCCCCACCGGTTCTCGGTGGTTGGATTCTATAGTGTGCCGCGGCCAACTTGCTGGCATTCCAGTTGGCAAGTTCACGGAGATTGCAGGTCTTGAATCAACCGGCAAATCTTTTATGGCCGCGCAGTGCGCAGCCAATGCTCAGAAAATGGGCATGACGGTGGTATATATGGATTCAGAGTCAGCGATTGACCCAGGATTCCTGGAACGTACCGGATGTAATCTAGATGATCTGATCTATGTCCAGGCCCAATCGGTGGAACACGTTTTAGAAACAGTTGAAAGTGTCCTTAATTCGGGCACCGAAAGAACACTGTTTATCTGGGATTCGTTGGCTCTGACTCCTACCGTCTCTGATGTGGAAGGGGACTTTAATCCTCAGTCCACCATGGCAATGAAGGCACGGATTCTCTCAAAGGGAATGTCAAAGTTAACCATCCCCATTGCGAATACGAGGTCAGCCTTCCTGGTTCTTAACCAGTTAAAGACCAATATTCCGCAGGGACCGAACGCACGCATCGTCGCAATGACGACACCCTTTATAACTCCAGGCGGAAAGGCTATGCATTATGTATACTCTCTCCGTATCTGGCTGACGGGGCGTAAGGCGAAGTCCGCTTTCATCGAGGATGAGAGTGGTTTCCGCATCGGTTCCGAGGTAAAGGTCAAGCTTGAGAAGTCTCGGTTTGGCACACAGGGACGCAACTGTGCGTTCAAGATCCTCTGGGGCACCGACGACGTTGGTATCCAAGATCAGGAGAGTTGGCTGGAAGCGATCAAGGGTGCCGACAGCATTAAACAAGCCGGCGCATGGTTTGCGTTGGTCCACAAAGATGGGACTGAAGAGAAGTTCCAGAGCGCGCATTGGGTGTCAAAGCTTCAAGACGAGAAGTTTAGAAACCGAGTGTTCGAGATTATGGACGAGCAGATCATTCGTAAGTTTGATGTCCGCGAGGGCAATGCCGAGGATTTCTACGACGTAGATAAGGAATAGGACTATTTATTATACGTCTTAGGAGACCCCCGATGTCTGATATGAAACTTATAATGGAAGGTTGGCGCAGCTACTGCACTGAACCTGTTACCACCGGCGCTGGGTTTGACATACTCTACGAAAACTATAGTAAAGGAAGAATTTCCCACATCCAACTGTATGAAAGCTGGGATCGGCAGGTAATGACGGAGGCTCAAGCACTTCTAGACGAAGGAGTTTTAGACGTTCTTAAGCGGGGCGCCCAAGCGATTGCCGACGGCGCCAAGGAAGAGTGGGAAATAATCAAATTTGCTTATAATGAAGCCGCCAAGAAGGTATCCGACTTTATATTTAATATTGAAATACAAGCTTGGAAACTAATTCAAGATGGAAAAATAATCTTATCCAAAATTGCTGCGACGCTTATGAAAGGTGTTAAATTTATTAAAAAGTTTTGCGGAGTCCAGCCAGTTCTCTGTAAGGCAACCTTCGCCCTGATAGTCATGATATCTATTACTGCAGTAATGGCACTGATGGCTTCTCCTGCTATGGCAGACGTTACCATGCCCGCAGATGACGGGGGAGCGAGTTACAAAATTACTGACACCGGAGTCAAGGCTATAAAAGGATGTCTCGAAATCATCAGCCGAGACGCAGACCCAGAAGGTCAGCAGTTAGCGGTGGATGCGGTAAGATGGTTAGATACGGCGCACACCGCCACTACCTCGACGGATCTGTCCCAACTAGCATCCGAGGCGCAAGCACAAGTTTTGGGGTGCTATCAAACGGTTGAGAAAGCCGCCGCAGAAGATCCAGGTATCGTCAGCCAGCTCGCGAACTATGGAGAAAAGATTCGTATCTTAGCTAACAAGTATTACAAAGTGATCAACGGCGTGACTATTGATAATATTGAATGGGAGTCCCTAGTAGAGCCAGGTAAAGGCAACGTTAGCCCGCTGGCTCCCCAAAATATTGGGAACACAGCGGCTGATATGTTCGATGCGCTGAAGTAAAAAACAAAACCCTTGAAAGAGTTTGCAAAGTTCTTCCTAATCTGGTATAGTCAACAAATGGCTATACCTTTTTGGGTTTTGGGCCATGTGCATTTGCACTTTGTCAACTATCATGCCGCAGTGGAGTACGGTGCATCCATCCTAATGCATCTGATGGTGGCCGTTGGCTTTTGGTTAGACTGGAAACAAAGTAAAAAGAAGGCTTGACATCCAGCCCCGTATAACGTATACTCTATAGTGTTAGGGGATAACACATGAAAAGAGTAATGATCGTTGACGCTCTGAACGCCTATTTTAGAGCCTTCATCGTCAACCCAAGCCTGTCCGTCCACGGACAGCCCATCGGGGGCCTGAAGGGCTTCCTAGGCATCCTGCAGAAGCTCTGCCGGGACATCAAGCCAGATACTGTAATGATTATCTGGGATGGTCCAGGCGGAAGTCGCAAGAGACGAGAACAGAATAAGAATTATAAAGAGGGGCGGAAGCCTATCCGGGTCAATCGGCAAACCGATATGACTGACGAGCAGCAGCGCTCCAATATGGTATGGCAACAACTTCGATTGATTGAATATCTAAACGAACTCCCCGTCATTCAACTGCGCTTTGACGAGGTTGAAGCAGACGATGTGATCGCCTACGCTACAGGTATGGAGCAGTTCGCAGGATGGGAGAAAGTGATAGTGTCCAGTGATAAGGATTTCCTTCAGTTATGTGACGGAGAGACCGTTCTCTTTCGGCCGATCCAGAAGAAGGTTCATACTCAAGTTAACATCGTCGAGGATTTTGATATCCATCCGCGCAACTTTGCAATGGCCCGTGCCATTGCTGGCGACCCGTCCGACAACTTAGCCGGCGTCCCTCGCGCAGGCCTAAAAACTATTGCAAAAAACTTTAATTTTCTTAGGGAAGATAAGGATGCGACATTGCAGGAGATTTTCGATTGTTGCCTTCAAACCGAGTCTAAAGCCAAGTTTTTCACGAACGTTTTAGAGTATAGAGATGTAATTATAGAGAACTATAAACTCATGCAACTCTATGACCCGGCACTCTCGTTACAGTGCCGGGATAAGACACATTATGCGCTCGATAATTTTGAATACGATTATAATAAGACGGAGATTATCCGTATGATGAACCAAGACGGTTTCGGCGTATTCAATTGGGACGATCTTCATGCAACAATGAATCGCATTTGCCTTGACAAAGCACTGCAGAAGTAGTATTATAAGGCAATGGGGACAGCAATGAAAATAAGCGGCGAGCCAATGAGTTTCTCTAAATACGGGAAATCATTTCAAGAAAAATTATGCATGGTCATACTAGATGACCGGGCATTTGCGGATCAGATTGAAGAGGTACTGGATGTCAACTTTTTGGAGTTGAACTATCTTAAGTGCTTCTTGAATAAAGTATTTGATTATCGCAAGAAGTATGAAGTTCACCCCTCCCGCGATATTATGAAGACCATACTCAGATCCGAATTGGACAACGAGAATGAACTGACTTCTAAACAGGTCCGAGAGTACTATGTGCGGAGTCAAGTCAATGCCCTGACAGATATCGAATATATTAAGGACACCGCCCTCGACTTCTGTAAGAAACAGAACCTTAAGTCGGCGATGGTCAAGTCTATCGGTCTTCTTCAGAACTCGTCCTTCGACGAAATCTCCCAGGTCATCAACGATTCCCTCAAGCTAGGGATGGACAACGACGAAGGTTATGACTATAAGAAGGACTTTGAAGAGAGGTTTAAGCCACGTTTCCGTAACCCGGTTACTACAGGGTGGGAACTTATTGATGATATATGCAAGGGCGGCCTAGGCCAGAAAGAGTTGGGTGTTGTAATTGCCCCGACTGGTGCCGGCAAGTCTATGGCACTTGTGCACCTGGGAACTCAAGCGCTAAAAGAAGGCAAGACGGTGGTTCACTACACACTAGAGTTGCAAGATACGGTTGTGGCCTCTCGTTACGACTCGTGCCTCACAAAGATTCCACTTCAAAATCTTATATCTTTCAAGGAACAAATTTATGAAGAGGTGCAAGATATTAGTGGACGATTGATTGTTAAAGAATATCCCACCAAGACGGCGAGCACTCAAACTATTCGGAATCATTTAGAAAAGCTGCGCATGCGCAGCATAGATGTCGATATGATCATAGTGGACTACGGAGATTTACTTCGCCCAGTGCGATATCTTAAAGAGAAAAGGAACGAACTGGAGTCTATTTATGAAGAGCTGCGCGGTATCGCAGCAGAATACGAGGCGCCAGTGTGGACAGCATCCCAGACAAATAGGTCTGGACTTAACGCAGAAGTTATTACAATGGAATCCATTTCGGAAGCATTCAATAAATGCTTCATCGCGGACTTTATCTTTACTATCTCCCGAACCATTGACGACAAAGTAACTAACTCGGGAAGGCTTTTTGTGGCAAAGAACCGTAACGGACCAGACGGACTTGTGTTTCCTCTTTTTATGGACACGGCAAATGTCTGCATCAAAGTTCTGGAGCCCTCTGAAGAAGACGAGGTGGTTGAGGTAAGTGTTAAGAAACAAAAAGAGAATTTAGTTGAGAAGTATAAGAAATTTAAAAAGAGTAACGGAGGATAAGTATGTACAGTCAGGAAGAAGTTAAGGAAGCCACGCTAGAATATTTTAATGGCGACGAGCTAGCAACCAACGTTTTTATGACGAAGTATTGTTTGCGAGATAAGAAGGGCAATTTCATGGAGAAGACCCCGGACGATATGCATAAGCGTATTGCCAAAGAGCTTGCACGGATGGAAGACAAGTTTATCACTCGGAAGTCAAACCATCTCACAGAGAAGGAGATTTACTCTTACCTCAAAGACTTCAAATATATTGTCCCACAGGGCTCACCTATGATGGGGATTGGAAATGATTATGTTAATGTATCTTTATCAAACTGTGTGGTTGTCGATAATCCACAGGATAATGTTTCGTCCATTATGGACACTGGCAAAGACCTTGCTAACTTGTTTAAACGTCGTTGTGGCGTTGGGCTTGATATTTCTGATCTGCGTCCCGAGGGTGCTCCCGTTAACAACTCTGCTCGGACTACTACTGGGGCTTGGAGCTTTGCTGACTTCTATTCATATGTATGCAGGATGATCGGCCAGAATGGGAGGCGTGGTGCGTTGATGATCTCAATGGATATCCGCCACCCTGACATTGCCGAGTTCATCAAGATGAAGCGAGACCTCACAAAAGTTACGGGAGCCAACGTATCCGTAAAAATAACTGACGAGTTTATGGAAGCCGTCGAGAACAAGCAGACATTCAATCTACAGTTCCCAGTGGAAGCGGAACACCCTGAGTTCAGTGCACAAGTAGATGCTGCCTCTCTGTGGAATGATATCATCGAGTCGGCAACTACGACAGCAGAGCCAGGGCTTTTGATGTGGGACAACATCACCAAGAACTTGCCGGCGCATGAATATGCGGCTTTTAAGACGAAGACTACTAACCCTTGCGGGGAAATACCATTATCAGCTTACGATAGCTGTAGGCTGATTTCTCTCAATTTAAAAAACCTCGTCAAAAATTCTTTCCAAAAAAATGCAGACTTTGACTTTTCTAAACTCAAACAAATTGCTGCGATTGGCATGCGTATGTCCGATGATCTTGTAGAGCTAGAATTAGAAAAGCTTGAGAATATTCGCCACCACGCCGACACGGCAGACGAGCGCGATCTGTGGACAAAGCTCTATAACGCCGCACATGCTGGACGAAGGACTGGCCTCGGCACCCACGGATTGGCTGATGCTATGGCATGCCTTAATTTGGCATATGACAGCCCGGAAGCGCTGGTAATTATTGAGAAAATCTATGAGACTCTGCGAGACGCTGCCTATGAGGAGAGTATATACCTCGCCCAAGAGCGCGGCGCATTCCCCGCATTCGACTGGAACGTCGAGGAGAATAATGAGTTTATCCAGCGCCTTCCCGAAAGACTAAAGAAGATGATCGCCGAACACGGCCGTCGCAACATCTCAATTCTTACGAATGCCCCCACAGGGTCAGTTTCAATTATGTCGCAGACGTCCTCAGGCCTGGAACCGGTATTCCGGAATACCTATGTGCGCCGGCGGAAACTATCGCACGACGAACAGGCCATAACCCCTGACCACATCGATGACCTGGGCGATCGCTGGCTTGAATATGAAGTAAAGCATCACAATGTACAAGAGTGGTTCGACCAACACGCCTTCAAAGACCCGGGCCCCATCCCTGCATTCTTTGTTGAAGCCGACAGCATTGACTGGGAACAAAGAGTTGCAGTCCAAGCAGCAATTCAGCAAAGTATAGATCACAGTATTAGTTCTACAATCAACCTTCCCAAGGGAACGTCCCCCGAACTTGTGGGGCAACTCTATATGGATGGTTGGCGACTGGGACTGAAGGGTCTAACGGTTTATGTCGAGGGCTCCCGCTCTGGCGTCCTGGTGGCCAAGAAAACCGAGAAAGCTGAGCAATTCCCTCAACACACCGCTCCCAAGCGCCCCATTGAGCTACCCTGCAATATCCACCACACCACCATCCAAGGTGAAAAGTGGGTTGTTATGGTGGGACTAATGGACGGCCGCCCCTACGAAGTTATGGGAGGGTTAGCTCAATATATTGAAATCCCCCGTGATAAGGTTCAGGGAACTCTAATTAAGCACCCGCGAAAAACCATGAATTCTATTTATGATTTACATATTGGAACAAATGGTGATACTGTTATAGTGAAGAACCTGGTAAAGGTTTTTGATAACCCCAACCAGAGTGGGTTCACTCGGATGATTTCGTTAGGGCTGCGACATGGTGCGAATATCCAGTATGTCGTGGAGCAATTGCAGAAAGACCGCGACTCGGACATGTTCAGTTTCGCTAAGTGTATTGCGAGAATACTAAAGAATTATATTCCAGACGGCCAGACTGCCACAGAGAAAACATGTGGCGAGTGTGGCACCGAAGGATTGGTATATGTGGAGGGCTGCGTCACTTGCAAGAATTGCGGCTTTGCAAAGTGTGGATAGAAAGGAAAAACAAATGAAACACAGTTTAATACCCCCCTTGGGGGCCTTGATTGCTATAGCCGGTTGTGGCTATGGGGTTACTACCTACGGAGGGAGACCCGATGTGGATAACGACCCTCCCCCCGGTCCCATACTACTCGCCGATGATGATGATGATAGTAGCCCAACTGACGACGACGATAGCGCGACGACAGACGACGATGACAGTGATGCTGTTGGAGACGACGATGACACCCTTCCCGACGAGCCGGAAGAGCCGGAAGAGCCAGTGCCCCTCGTGGACTTTGGCCAACGGGGCCCCCACACGGTAGTTGCAGAGAGTAACACCACCACAGTCACAAATTGTACCAGTTTTGAGTACACCGTATACTCTCCCGATGGGGTCACTGACCCAGAGGTAGTGGTTTTAGGTCACGGCTTTGCCCGAGGCCCCGGAGTTATGGTAGGTTGGGCCGACCACTTTGCGTCATGGGGACTAGAGGTTCTTCTTCCCACCTTGTGCCATTACAACGTCCTAGCAGGGGTAGACCACGAAATGAACGGCCAGAACATGGTGGAACTCGCAGGGCTCCACGGGGCGACTGACCCTACCTACGCGGGACACTCCGCGGGCGGACTAGCGGCCCTTATAGCTTCTTCGATGGATCCCGACTCCCGGGGCGTGTTAGGACTCGACACAACTGACACCGAAGACGCGCCGGGAGTACCCGACTTTATAGGACAATCTTACGCCCCTAGCGCATTCCCCGGCTATCTCTTAATAGGAGAGCCATCGACCTGTAATGCAGAGAACAATGGCGTCCCCCTTTTCCAACTGATGGGAACCTTTGATATACTTAAACTCACGGGCGCTGACCATTGCGATTTTGAAAGTCCCACTGATTTTATGTGTACTTTTAACTGCGAAAATGCTACTATAGAGTTTCCGGACGAGGATATCCGACCTGCTGTTCTAACTCTAGGAACGGCCGCGGTGATGGCTCTGACGGAGACCCACCCTGATGGCGAGATGGTTTGGGCAATACAGGGCACCGAAGAATGGGCCAACATAGGATTAGTACAGGAGCTATAATGACATTTACACCAGTTAACAATTACCTCTACGTGAAGACCGTAGAAGATGATACAGAGGACACGGGCATCACGGTTTTGCTACCCCAGGATTACCGCGCCGTAGAGAGTCCATTCGCAGTGGTTGAAGTAGTCAACTGCTCGGGCGAAAACGGAACCATCTGGGGGACCGGATTGCAGATTGTAGTGGAAGCACACATGCTCCGCGATATCGAGCACAACGGCGAGACCTTCACGGTTATCAAGGAAAACCACGTAATCGGGATTTTGTCCGAGAGTTAGACTATTTATAGTGGAGACATGACAATGAGCAAATATTCCAGCTATAAAAGCCATCAATTAATCACGGAGAACTGGCGACGGTTCTTGACAGAGCAGACCAACGAGCAGATTGCTCTCGTGCGCAAGAAGATTGACGGCCTACTGGCCCAGCTAGGGGTCCAGAATGGCGTGGGTATTACCCATGACTTTCTAGTATCCCACCTCATCGAGCCGGATAATGACTATTTCCGCGGCGGCGGGAACGATTGGATGGCAGAACCTGGCTGGAAGAAGCCCATTTTTCAGATTGTTAAGGACTATATCGAAGGGGATGATAGTCCCTATGAGGCCATTGCGTGGACCACGATAGCCGGACTCCCCGATGAACAGAAAAAAGAGATAATCGCCAGCTTTAAGGGGAATGGGGTCAGGCCCGATAGCTGGGACAGCTTTTACGTACGACGCAGCTAAAGAATAAAAACAACCCTTGACCTAACCAATCATCGGTGCTATACTAGCACTATGATGAAACTGCCTCCTCTTGAATACACCTTCGATAACGTAGTCCTTGGGTGGCGAGAGGAGGCTGTTTCGTTTGCGCGAGAGCACGGCTATCACCTGATTGTGAATAGCGACCAGCGCCCCTTCCATCACTTCGTGGGTTACCAAGACATCAAAAGTAAGTGGTACGAGGGTATATTTGATCTCGGGATGAGGTCATTGCTCCCAATTCCCTTCGACGTTCAGACCGTTGGGCTAAATGAGGAGGGCAGACTGAAGGTTGTTACCGAGGGCAATACCAAAGTCCTTATTAACTTTAAGAAACTCCACATCTTTGACTTAGATAACTGTGGCAACCTAGGGGTTGAAGAAGTTATAACGGACTATTTGGTGCACGATATGTTCGACATCACTGCAGGGTCACGCTTAGGACGAGAGATTGTTCTGAAACCCCGCGATACCTTCGTTAGATTAATAGAATTTGTTACGTCAAATCGCATAGATAGGAACAGCCAGGGCGACTTTAAGGATATTGTGGCCACAAGTGTAATAAAGCACGAGGATATAAAGAACTTCGACTACTCAGAAACCGTAGTTCGTATCTTTCTAGAGCGCAAATTGAAGGAGCATGAAATTAAACAGCCTGACGGCCGAAGCTTGAAGATACATCATTCGTTCCGACATACGGTAAAGAACACATTTTATTTGAAGCCCGTGGAAGAACTAGATTCGAGACTTATCCTTCATGAGTAAGCTAACAATGCCTGGCATTATCCCTGTGGCCGGCATGCAGACAGAATTTGGGATGGAGTGGGATGCTTCCTTGATGCCTGTGGGGCCTAATTATACGGCTTTAGAGGCCGCTGTATATGAGACCTTACATGCTGGCTGTAATTCTATATGGATCGTTGCTAATGACGATATCGCACCCCTTCTACGTCACCGTCTAGGAGAGGTGGCCACGGATATCGATAGCATCCGACGCGGCACCTTTGCTAAGTTTGGACAAACTAAGCACCTAGAAGTTCCAATCTATTATGTTCCCCTTCATCCAAAACATCGGGATAAAGTAGACAATTATGCTTGGTCAGTTATTTATGGGGCCAATGTGGCGTATTGGATACATACCAAATTTTCGAGGTGGACACGTCCCCACCAGTACTATGTATCATTTCCCATGGGCATCCTCGATCCAAAAGAAGTACTAGAGCACCGCTCTTTACTACGCAAGAGCGTCCCCTTTTATTTCGCGCATGAAGGGAAAACTGTAAAAGACGGGGCGCCGATAAGTTTTGTGCTTACACCGGAGGAGTGGCGCAGAGCCAAACATGTGATCACCACGAACTCCGCCGTATGGAAGGCTCCTGATGAGGGAATTCCCACAGAAAAACTTCCACCCGAGGAACGACTAGTCTCTCTAAGTTATGGATTAGACGAGGTTTTCGGCGATGGCGCTGCCGGAACCCACCAGGAAATAAAAAGCTTTTATAACTTGACAACCTGGGATGGATATGTTAAATTAGTATCATCGGAACTTGGTAAGAAGCTCAAGCGTCCGAACACAAACACTATGTATAGAGGGAGAAGTAAATGACAGACAAGAAGATTCCTTTCGTAGGGCTCCACGCACACAGCGTCGCGGGTTCTATTTTTGATGCCATCGGATATCCGAATGAGCACATGGATTTTTGCTACGAGAACGGGGGCGAAGCACTCGCTCTCACAGACCACGGGAACATGAATGGGTTCTCACACCAGTTTTTACACTGGCAAAAGATGCAAGCCGAAGGGAAGGAATTTAAGCCTATCTTTGGAGTGGAGGCATACTTCGTTCCATCCATCGAGGAATGGCGCGAAGAGTATGAGCGGTCAAAGGAAGACAAGAAGCTGGCCAGAACCCTCGCGAAGCAGGGCGAGACCTCCGGCGCAACCGTTGAGGATGAAGGCGCGACCAAGACAGCAGGCAAGTCAGCCCTCAACCGACGGCGCCACCTTGTCCTCCTAGCCCAGAATCAGACCGGACTGAACAACCTA